AACATCCCGATGGATGCATTTGGTGCTGGCGTTGCTGGGGCTGTTGGGCATCTTGGTCGAGCTATTGATGGTGCTGGCAGCGAATTGTATGCTCGCGCTACGGCGATGCAGCAGCTTAACGAACAAGCCAACGCAGCGAATGCGGTTGCTGAATTCACCACGGCGCAGGGTGAGAAGTATGCGCAATACTCTACCCTCAGCGGAAAGAATGCTGTCGACGGATATAAGCCTTATATCGAAGACTTGAACGCCACACGAGAAGCCATTGGCCAGAAACTCAACTCTCCATATGCGCAGAAAGTCTATCTTCAAGAATCCCGATCGATCCAAGCGCGCTCGGTATTTTCTGCGGCGGCTCATTCAGGGCGTGAAGGTAAAAGCTATGCGATTGGTTCAGCGCAATCGCTAATCAACTCTCGTGCGAATGCTGCTGCACTTGCTCCGCAGGACGACGAGTCTTATCAGATAAGCCTAGAACAGAACGCTAAGGACGCAAAGCATCTTGGCGATCTGCATGGTTGGGACGCGCAACAAACTAAGAACTACACCCAGCAAATGAATTCTAAGATGACCATGGGACGTATCCAGGGTCTGGCAAAGAGCGATGTTCCTGCGGCCCAGAAGTTGCTAGATACTGCGGTCAAGGCTGGAAATATCTCTGGTGAAGACCTCGGTCGAGCGCAGACCTATATTCGCACCCAAAAGCTCAGCGTGGCCTCGCGCCAAGAAGCCTCGCGTATGTTTACCGGGGCCAATCCGTCCATCGGCCAAGGCAAAGCGCCGATTGAGAACATTCTCGAAGCCATTGCCGGAAACGAAGGTGCAGACTACGGGATGATTCATCCCACTAAGGTCACGCATAAAGTCAAAGGCCAGATGATCACAGAGCAGGCTCTGGGTCGGTATGGCGTGATGCAGTCGAACCTGCAAGACTGGCTTAAGGAAGCTGGGATGCCGGCGATGACTGAGCAGGAGTTTTTGAACAATCCGAAAGCTCAGGACAAACTTGCTGGGTTTAAGCTTGGGCAGTTTCAGGAAGAAGGTGGTTCGGCGATGGCAGCAGCCAATCGTTGGTTCACCGGAAGCTACACGCCTGATCCGAAGAAGACTGATGGTATCAGCACAGCTGCTGGATATCAGAAGAAATTCCTCGTCGGACTTGCGAAGAACTCTGGCGCTGCGGAAATCAGCACAGCGGCTCGGGCTAGGTCTAAGCAACTCTTTGGCGATGATGCCGAGGCCGAAGACGCGTTTGAACAACAGGCGCTGACCCGGCATTCTCGCGATAAGTCCATGGCTCGCGAGGCTGAGTATGAAGCTCGCCAGACGATTGAGGACGCGTTGGTCCCAGCAAAAGACGGGAAGCTGGTAACGTCGATTGAGGATGTGCAGGACCCGAAGGTTCAGGCAGCGTGGGATCAGCTTAAGCCCAGCCAGCAGAATCGGTATCGCCGGTTGATGGCACAGAATGCCAAGGGAGACTATGAAGCCACGCAGGAAAACCAGCTTCAATATCGTAGCTGGCTGGGGAAGCTGACTGACCCGATGGCGTCGCCTGAGGAAAAGCGCGATGCACTTAATCAGGACTTTGCTACGATGGCGATGCCTGCGGCCCAACGCCAGCAGTTGAACATGCTTCGAGCGAAGCTCTGGAAAGACCAGAACAAAAACCCGGCGCTGAACCATGCGATGAGTATCTCGGAAGATATCCTACGGAACGCTGGGATCACCCGAACCAAGAACAAAGACGACTACGATCAAATCCGCGGATCGATGTTTCTTATCCTGAACGATCGGGCTACAGCGAACGACCCAGTTAAGAAGGATGAAGAAGTCCGCCAAATTGCTTCGCGGTTGGTTCGGGACGTCAACCAAAAGTGGATGTTTGGTATCCTTCCCGGCAAGGAAAAGGCCTTTAAGATTGAGGTTCCTGAGAAGGAACGTGAATATATCAAGAAGAAATATCTTGAAGACGCTGGTTCTGAGCCGACTGAGAAAGACATTCAGTCGATCTACAACGCAAAGATGTATAACCAACTTTATGGTAAAGCCAAAAAGCAAGCATCTGATGCAGCCACTGCTATGCCTGCTCCGACTGTGCCGAGGTCGCAATGAACGAATATGACAACATCATTCAGAGCTACACCGAGGCTGGCCCGGCTCAGGCAACGACTGCGATCGGTGCTGATCCTGAACGTGCGACTCGAGCGTTGCAACTTAGTCGGGCTACTGGCGTTCCGCCATTGGCTATTCATAACGATCTAGATCGATTTGAAGAAGATCATAAAGCCAACCTGACTGCGAATATCGTTCGCGGGAACAGCCAGATATCCGCATATATCCGTGGCAATGCACTTGCGGATCATGTGTCGAATGACGATTATGGGAACCTCGATGAATCTTCTCGGGCGTTTACTGACGCGCTGAACTCCCACCCGATCTGGGGTAAGAGTATTGCTAGTAAATACATTGGCGAACCTCTTATGGAAGGTGCGCGTGCTGCTACTCAATCTTTAATTGAAGGTTTTGGTTACGACTTTGGTAAAGGTGATTTTAATTTCATTGTAGATAAGGCTCTTGAAGATCATCAAAAAGATTTTACAAAAAATAATCCGTACAGCACAGAAGCTTATCGAGTATTAGAACTTATTCCAAGAGCCCTTGTTGGATCGGTTATGTCGCCGGTTAATATTGCAGCGGGCTTTCTTGGAGGTTCTGGTAGCAAGCTTGCAGAGAATCTTGGTTTTGATTCTGCTGCCAGCCAGCTTAAACGTGAGCTTCCTGAAGTTGTTATGCAAGGTCTTATGGGTGGTGCGGCTCCACATGCCGACGCAGCCATGGGGCATATCATTCGTGCACAGGAAGCAGCTAAACAGGCCAAGCCTTGGCTTGATGCGGGGGTGGACGTGCCACGAGGCGTCCACCCGCTCATCGATGATATTAAAGTTAAAACCAACGACGCTTGGGTTGATAAGATTCAAACTGCGCTGGATCAGGCTCAGAATTCGCTGACGAAGGAACGTGACCCGGAACTGTTCAAGAATTTCGCCCAACAGCATTTTGAAGATGCCCAGATGGGAATCTCTGGCGATCGTGTTGCTGCGCTTTATGGTGATAAGGTTCCTGAGCCTGGGGATGGACTTCTGGGTTGGGTTCCGGGGATTGCAGAGAAACTTGAAGCCGCTAAGACCTTTGGCGAGGACGTTCATGTTCCACTTGCGGATTGGGTCACGTATATGGACCCGACTCTAGCGAGGGAACTTAAGGACGATATCCGCGCTTGGCCGGGCGGAATCACCAAGAACGAAGCTGCCCTAAAGGATGTTGCTGCACCGGCGATTGATGGGGCGCTTCCGCAGGTTAGGACGTCAGCTGCACTTGAACCGATGTTTGCCATTGGCGATCGGCCGTTGAAGCTGGTGCCAGTAGAAACATTTATCAATGGTGTTGGTGATCAATTTAATTTTGTTGATCATACCGGTAAAGTTGTTGGCGATATTACTATATATCCAAATCCATCAACCAAACAATTATTTGTTGCTATGGTTGGGTCGCATGATTTGCAACCTAATACAATGGGTCCGAGTTTGATTCGTGATATCAAGCGTCAATTGAAAGAAGCTTATCCTGAATATGAAACAATCTCGGGGCATAGAATTTCTGGTGCGCGCTACTCGGAAGTAATGGTACACCGTAAAGCCCGTGAAATTGCTGAACGCGATGGGTTTAAATGGGATGAGCTTGTTCCCAGTGAGGTAACAGGATATCTCGATGAAGCACGAGCTGTATATGATAATCCTACCGATAGGCCAGTGGTAAAACTCGCCCTTGGCGATGCCTTTGAACTCTCCCGTGAATACACCGACCTCCGCCGAATCCTTGAAACCGCGCCGACTAAATTTGGCGATGTAACCGCTGATATAAAGCCAACAGAACTCTACTCCAAGCACGAGCAAGCCTTTTTGCAGGCTGGGCAAGAAGAACTTAATCGAATTACAGGGAAAACTGCTAAATTAATCTTGGCAAGTAATATTCGTTATGAAGGTATTGATGACATCCGCGGTGTGTATCATAAGATGCCGGGCGAAGTTGCAAAGATAATTATTAGTGCTTTAGATTTTGATAAAGGAGGAATTCTTCGACACGAGGCAATTCATCACCTTTACCGCGAAGGTTTCTTCAAGCCCGAGGAATGGAACGCGCTGATCGAAGCTAGTAAGGCCGAAGGCTGGCGGGAGCGGTATGATATCGACGCTCGGTATGAGCATCTGAACGAGCTTGGGCTTCATGAAGAGGCGATTGCGGAGGCTTTCAGGGACTGGGCCAAAACCCGCGAGCAGCAGCCGATCAATCCGGTCACGACTGCCTTCCAGAAAATCTGGGATTTGATGCAGCGGATTAAGGATCGTGTTGCGAAGATTCTGGGACGGGAGCCGAAGTTCGATGAGCTTTTCGAGGCGGCGTATTCTGGGGAGTTGGCGCAGAGAGCTGTGCGGGAAGGTGAAGGCGGACAGGCGTTTGCTAAGAAGCTGACTCATGATAATGAGGAGCCTCACGGCGGCAAGGCTGGCTTGCAGAAAGCTATTGAGGAACTTGAAGGTCGGATTGAATGGTATAAACAAACTGCTCAGGATGAAATCGCGCCCGGTGATTATACCTCTGATACAGCCAAATATCAGACTGCTCTAACCAAGCAAAATGCTAAAGCTAAAATTGCTGAAGCAACAGCTGAACTTGAGCAGAAGAAGCTTGAGCTTGCGAATTATAAAGAACCTGAAATTGCCAAGAATCAGGTTCCCGGCGGACCTATGTTCGCTAAGGATGAGATTCAGAACCAACTCAAAGCCGAAGCTGTTGGTCTTGATGCAAAGCACAAGAAAAAGCTTGATGAATTGCTTCAAAAGGAATATGAAGAAAATCTAGCGGCTGCGATTAAGCGCGCAGAAGCTGAGCAGCGGACTCTCCAGTCTAAGGAATGGAAAGAGGCTGCCAAGGAAATTCGTAAGGAAGCTGAGGCTGATGTTCGTGCGCGACCGGATGTTCAAGCGGATCTGTTGATCGGCTCTGGCGAGCTTGGTGGGAAGAAACTCGAACGCCAGCGGTATGAGCTTCTGTCGGATGACCTATCGCCAGAGCAGAAGGCTATGCTTCCTAGGCATTACTATGCCAAGGATGGTGTCCCGGTTGATACAATAGCGAATCTGTTCGGCTATTCCGATGGCAACCATCTGATCGAAGCATTGGCTGAGGTTAACAAAGGCAAGGAAGGCCGATCCGCACAAGAGAATCTCAAGCGGCTGATTGACGAAGAAACCAATCGGCGGATGGAAGCGAAGTTCGGCAAGCTTCAAGACAACATTATGCTCGACGCGATGGATCAGGCGTTCAGTGAAACCGCGCTTAACCGTATTGCCGAAGAATGGCAAGGCGCGGCTATGCAGGCTGGCGTTCAGGTTATCGATAAGAACCTTGCCAAGGAAGAGGCTCAGCGGATATTCAGCAGTATGAAAGTCGCTGATATCAATGTTGAACGCCTTGTTGGTATTATGGGTAAGCTCGGCCGCGATGCCGAACGCGCGTTGATTGCAGGCAAATATGCTGATGCATCTGTGATGATGCAGCGGAAGTATTCAACTGCGCTTATTATTGCTGAGGCTAAGAAGCTTGAGAAAGAACGCGCTGGGTTTGATAGAACCTATAGCCAAATGCGCAAGCGCGAAATTAAAAGCATGGAGCCTGAATACACGGATATGGTTCATCAGATTTATCAGCTGATTGATAAGCCTGTCCAGAGGTCGATTCAGGATTTGCAGGATTCGCTGGCGAGGAATGAATACAAGAACCTTGCAGATTTTGTCGAGAAGAAACAGAACGCCATGCGAGTTGTGGACGCGTGGGAACCGCTTATGGAAGGTAATTGGAAGAAGAGCTTCAATGATCTGACTGTCGATGAGTTCCGCGGAATTAATGGGACGATTAAAAACCTTGTTCACAACGGCAAAGAAGAACGGAAGATTTATAAAGCTGGCGAGGCTGCGGATTTTGCTGAGCTTAAAAGTGAGTTCATTCAGTCGATTGTTGATGCTGCTCATGGTGATTTTGCTAAGTTAAATAAAGGCAAGTTCGCTAAGCTTCCCGAACAATACTTCGTACAGCATATCCAGATGGAGACTTTCCTTAATCGGCTAGATGGTTATGATCCCAACGGAGTTTGGTTTCAATATGTCTATCGAGACATGGCCGACGGTGCAGCACAGGTTGATATCTGGCGCAAGCATTTCTCGAAGCGGCTTAAGGATGTACCTCAGCCGAAGAATCTACATCGGACTCTGGATAATCCGCTGTTTAAGGATCAGGACACTGGTTTAGGCTTACCGCTTACACGACGCAATCTAATCGGGGCTATGCTAAATACTGGCAACTCTACTAACCTTAAAAAGCTGGCGGAAGGATATAAGCTTAAGTCTGATGATGTTATGGCTTGGATTCATCAGCATGCAACCAAAGCTGAATGGGATTACGTCCAACATATTTGGGATGTTTTCGCGGAAATTAAAGACAAGTCTGATACGATGTATCGGTCGCAGTCCGGCGTTGCCCCGGAGAACATTGAGATCCGGCCGATCGATACACCCCATGGACAATATAAAGGTGGATACTATCCGCTGATCCGTGAGCCCAATCAAGTTGGCGAAGGTTCTGGGAAGGTGTTTGGCCGGGATGCGCTTCTGCAGGAAAATTTTGTAAGTGCTCTGCCGCCAGCAGGGTATACAAAAAAGCGTACTGGCGCGATCTATCCGCTATCGCTTGAACCGGATATGATGACGAATCAAATGTCGCAGATGCTGCACGATATCGGCATGCGTCCGGCGTTGATTAATGCGTCTAAGATTTTTATGAACAAAGAAATCCAAAGCAAAATCCGTGCTCACTTTGGCGATGCTTGGAAAGACGAGCTTAAGGATTATCTTGTTGGTGTGGCGAATGCTCGAAACTATATGCCTCAGAATCAAAAGGCAATCATGGAACTTGCTGAGTTTGTCCGTCAGAATGTTATCTCGACGGTGATTGGGTTTAATCCTGGCACTGTAATGAAGCATGGGCCCACAGCGCTTGGTTTGTCGATCAAGGAAGTTGGACTTAAGAATTTTGCCAAAGCTGCTTGGGAAACTGATATATTCCGAAATATTATTGCTGAGGTTGCACCTGAAAGATATCGCAGTGCTGTGCGATCATTGCTAGGGGTCAATGATATAACCTCAAACAAAACTTGGAACTTCATTCGCGAGAACTCTCTAGAGATTGCTCGTCGCGATAGGAATTGGGAAGAGACTCTGTTTGGTGCAACTGCCGGATTGCAGCCGTTTGATGGTTATATGTCATTCCGTGCAAAAGTTATGCAACTAGCTTCGAAGCCTGTAGCATTGTCTGACATGCTCAGCGCGGCTCCAACTTGGTTGGCGGCATATAAAGAAGCTCAGGCGGCAGGTAAGGATCATGGTGAGTCTGTGGCTCTTGGCGATCGCGCAGTTCGCCGCGCGCATGGTTCAACAGCCAGCACCAGTCGAACTTCGTTCCAGCGAAATTATAACCCGTATCTGACTTCGGTTTATAACTTCTGGTCGGACATTCTTAACCGACAGGTGGAGACTATCTGGAGGGCTGGGGATGAGGCCAAGCTGACGAATGGTAATCCAGTCCAAAAAGGTTTGGCGACGGTGCCAATTCTTGCTGGCGGTCTGCTTGCTTATTCGATCTGGCCGTCGATAGTTGAATCCCATGTATCGCCACATCCCCATGGTGATGATGAAAGCCTTATCTGGCGTTCAGTTAAACAACTTATGTTTACTGAAATGGGTGGTTGGGTTGGTATTCGCGACGCGGCTACGGCGTATGCATTTGCTCGTGATCCTCATTATGGCTTTACCGGAACTGCATGGCAGGGGCTTACTAATCTTCCGAGAGATTTGCTGCGGAAGGAACCCTTGAATAAAGAACGTGCCGGTAAGCTAATCCAAGATGGCGCTGCATTGATGGGGACCTTGACAGGATCGTTCCCGCTACAGATCGGTAAATCCACAAGGTATGTCTATGGCGTGAAGTCTGGCCAAGAGAATCCGCGGAATGCCTGGCAATGGTTGGTCGGGCTAAGATTCGGCACCAACGATAAACACTCACAATCCTTCGAGCAATATTGGAAAGGACACTAAATGCAAATGTCCCCTGAATGTCGACAGCAAATCACAGAGTCTAGCGAAGGTCTGCGACTTGTAGCTTATCGCGATTGTGTTGGAGTTTGGACCATTGGTTATGGCCATACCTCAAAAGCCGGGGCACCTAAAGTCTATCCCAGGCAAATAATCTCAGCCAATGACGCCGATCAAATTCTATCTCGAGATTTGTCAACCTTTGAGCAAGGTGTTGAATCTATGTTAGGTAGCACTAAGGGAGTGAAACAACATGAATTTGACGCGCTTGTGGACTTGGCTTACAACATTGGCCTCGGTGCCTTGCGATCTTCTTCTTTGCTACGGGCTTATCGCTATGGAAATAAGGCTCTAGCTGCGGAGAAGTTTATGGATTGGACTCGCGGCGGTGGTAAGATTCTGCCGGGGCTTGTTACGCGTCGGAGGAAAGATCAAGCTTGGTTTGTTGATGGCCGTCTTGGTGCTAGAACTACTACACAGTTCCTTGACAATGTAGAGGAAATGGCACATAAATTAAATCATCCTGACGGTTGGATGGAGCGTCTTGATAACTGGCTTAGTATAGGAGATTGAAATGTGGAATCAGGGTCAGATTCTAGCGTATATACGACATGTGATAACGTTTCTTGCAGGTGCAATCACTGTGCTAGCGACGTTTAATATTGTTTCGGTGGATCAGGCGAGTGTGCTTAAGGATTCGCTGATGAAGCTGGCACAGGCATTCGGCGAGATTTCTGTGGCAGTGGCTCCGATTGTGGCGTTGATTTCTGGGTATCTGGCACAGCGTTCGGCTAGCCCAGCGAATCAGCTTAAGGCAGTCGCAGCGAATGAGGTTGTGGCTAGGATCGAGGTAAAGGATCCTGTAGTTGTTGGGGCTATCCCTAGCGACAAGGTTGTAATGGCGCCCGAAGGAAATGGAGCAAACCCATGAAAAAGATTCTGGTTATCTGCGGAGCTTTGACGCTGGCTGGATGCACGGCCGATGCTCAATGGGCGAAAATCTCAATGGCTGTGGGGACGTTGGATAATGATCTGGCGAAGCTTTCGCAAGGGAGCATTCCCAAGGCCTGCAAGATCATCGGTGTTGCGGATAGTTACTTTCAGGATTTGAAAGACAACATCAGCGCCAAGAACATTGCGATCGAAACAAAAGCAATGGCAGCGGTAAATGTAATCTGCAACAATCCGCCATCCAGTGTTGTAGCTGCTCTTAAGACCCTGTGGCAGCTTTGGTTGACGGTCCAGAGCGCGACCAAGGCCTAACTTGGGAGAGTCACATGGAGGAAATTCAAAAAGAAATCGCGCTTGTCCATGTGACTCTTACCGAGGTACAGGTGTCCCAGAAATTCTTTAAAGACGCTATAACAGAAATGAAGACTGGGTTGGATGATGTTGTAGGGGAACTCCACGACACTAATTCAAACCTTAGCAAAGTTGTTAACAGCTTGCAACATATTGAAAAGAATATTGATGATCACGAGCGACGGCTCAGGGATTTGAAATCCTACGATGACAAGCAACTGGGATATATAGGAATAGCTGCGTTTTTAGGCGCAGCCATTGCCTGGGTGATTGATCATTTTACCAAGGTCTTCAAGTAAGTTATTGTAACCGCGATGCATTTGTCGTAAAGTATCTAATCTTGGTTGATTTGTCTATCCCAAGTAGAAATATCTGACCTGAGCCTTCGAGGATATCCACCACCCTACCGATAGAATGTATGGGCAGACGATCACGGGCAAATCTCGTGATCTTCTGCTCACTCACGCCCCATTCACCATCATGAAGTTGGATGAAGTGGAGGATTTCTTCCATGGCTTGGGCATCGGCCGATGTGGCACCGGCTTTAAAGATTTCCGGCATGGTGCGTTCGGCTTCTAGGAGCCAACCCATTGCGCGGTTGAAGTCGTCTTTGGTTAGGATAAGAGCGTTGCTCCGATCAATTGCTGAGACCATTGATAGTTTGTATAAGTGTGTCCTGCGCCGGGTGACGTAATGTATGAGCTTAGGATGATTGGGAACTGGTTGCTCCCCAAGAGCGCGCCAATTATTAACTGCGTCTCGATAATCTTTTGTAACCTCAAATTGCCCGATGAGTTCGTAAATAATAGCAAGATCATTGGCAAGATCAGCTGAATATGATTGCTCGACTTCTGCAAAGTCATCGCCAATAATCCGCTCGTCGGAGAACACCATAATCAATCTGGAAGTGAACCCTTGACCCCAAGCCTTCTCTGGCATAAGATCGGTTAGGTTCTGTGGAGTTGATCCGCAGAGTAGGTTGATCTGAGGACGTTCGATCTTGACCTTGAGGTCTGTAGTTCTGCGGACCTGTTGATACGGAGTTGGATCGTAGAACGCCGAAAGCCCGTCGATCATTTCGTTGTCGTACTTGTGAATGAACGCACCGATTTCGTCGGCAAAGATCGACATGGAATTGTAGTCTATTGGATCGTCGCCGGGGCGGATGATGTTCCGCTTGGCCTTGACAAGGCTGTCAACGAGACTGGCGAAGGTCATCGAGATTGGGGCAAGATGAAATTCCGGGAGTTCGCGAACGTAGTGCTTGCCTTCGTTGATGGTTCGGGTCTTGCCGACGCCGGGATGGGCGACGAGGAAGGTATAGAGATTCGGGTATAGCGGCCGCGAAGTCATCAGCCAAACCTTCTGCTCAAGTGCAGACGCGATGGTGTTGATCGCTGTCCACTTGCGGAAGATCGGCGGGGAGTGGAGATTAGCGGTTTGGGCGACGAACGAGTCTATCCAAGAGACTAACTTCCTTTTTCCGCTTTCTGTCGTCGTGGCCGTAGAAGTCTTTGAGCCCGTTTGGGTTCGTTTGCTCATTATATTCGCCCTTGTTCCAACCTGTCTTGCAATCGTATGGGATTCGGAGTACGCGGCCGTGGGAAAGCGGAACCGGGATTACAAGGTTTTCCATAAGGATTGGAACCACCCGGTCTTCGTCTTTCTCGGGATACATAAAGGTAAGAGCGTCGTGGTCATGCATCATGATGACGGCGATGCCTTGACGCCATATGTTGATGAGGGCTTGGTTGACGATTTCGGCGAGGGAGGATTGGGGATCGTAGGCGATGGCTTCTCGGAGTGTGGATGGATCGGAACGACGTCCAAAGAACCAGCGTTTGCGATTCATGAGGGAGACGAGGTAGCCTTTCTTACGAAGGGTTTCGTCAACGTGAGCCTGCCAACGCTGGTGGGCTGGGAAGGCTTCGAAGTATTTGGGTTGGAACTGGCGAACGAGGTCGAGGTCTACTTTGGCTTGTTCGGCCAGAGTGTTAGGTTTCCCTCCATAATTACTTCCATGGCCGAGTTTCTTACACATAAATCGATATGTATAATGTCGGTAATAAGGAGATTCGGCAATATGTTTATCTTTTTTAAGATCTCCCGTCCACGGAAGTCCCGGCCACATAATACGAGCCACAGCCGTATGAGGATCGCCAGACTCACATGCGTCCAGAAATTTCCCGTCATGAAAGAGGTTCCATTCAATAGCGCCTACACAGAAGGACTCTCCTGACTTAGCGTCGCATTTAGCGAATTTATATCCTGCATCAGCGATAAAGATTGATCGGAGAGATTCTTCAACATTCTGGAGATTTCCGCCAGTTCCGAACTCAGAGATTGAAGAGGAAAATCTCCCCGTGGATGTGCCAGCAATATTATACGAAGTCCTGATTCTACCGTCATCGTCGATTGCCGTCTTAAGGACAGAAATCTTGTCTCCCAATTCAGTAAGGAGATTGATGTGCTTAACAAGCTGCTCGGCAATGGGGTAGATTTCAAGCTTTTCTCTAGCTCCGCGATCGACGGTGGGCCGTCCAGCTTTACGTATGGGATGGATTCCGAGTTCGTCGTAGAACAAGGTTTGAAGGTCGCGGGTAGAACGGTAATTGAAGGTGGACATTCCGACGCCGTCATGGACGATCCGAAGAAGGTTCGCCTCAAGACGTTCCATAATTTCGTAGTATTCATCTATAACCTCTGCTTTGCGAACTTGATCTACGAGGACTCCACGCGCCCGCATTTCGAGGGTTGGGGCTTGCAGGGATTTGGAGAATTCGTAGGTCGCTGTTGTAGTGTTGTCGAGTTGTGGACGGAGGCCATTGTAGACGTCAAGGGTGACGCAGCAATCAAGGCCGTTATAGACCATGTCCCGTTCGAACTCGGAGAGGGAGTCGGGGTCCATCTCGTGGGTGCGGATGATTCTCACTTATAAATCTCGCGGCCTAGATCATAGGTAAATCGTTCATATCGAGCGATGATTTCTTTCTCCCATTCACGTCGCAGACGCTTTAATTCACCGGCGTCATAAACTGATATAGGCTGTTGTATGTAATCCTTTAGAGTGTGTCCAATACAAACCCAAAGTCTACCATCTTCGTCCTCTTTGATTTCTGCAATCTGTGGCATGTTATGCTCCCCGCTTAATGGTTTCGTCTTTCTTCCGCATATGCTTCCATGCGCCTTCGTCGGAATAGATCGAGCCAAGGTAGCCAAGGCCTTTGAGAGATTCCGGCTGGAGGGCGTGAGCCAGAAGCATGGTGTCTTCCGCGGCGCCTAGAACTTTGATTCCGTAGGCTCGGAGTAGGAAGGAGATATCATAGACTCCGTTTTGAAAGAGCTTCGGGATGCTTCCATCGCTGAGAACAGATCGAACAAGGTGCCAGCATTTAACTTCATCCTCTCGAGACGGCCAATAACTTCCATCCTTTTTTCGTATGTCATCAAAAGGAATGACGATCGCAATTGAGGCAGAGGTAGCAAAACCAATGCAAGTAACTCGTGATCCACTGGTTTCAATATCGACGGAAAGTAATCGGCATCCAGCGATATGGGTAGAGATGAATTCGGAAATGTCGCTGAGGCTAGGTTCGATCCATATTTCACGGGGAGGTCTCCTAATTTCGGGATAGGCGGATTCGCGGGCGGCTTTCATAAAGTCGGCGATTACGGTTGGTCGGTTGTCCCATTGCCTAAGCACAGCACTAGGATGGTAAGTAGGAAGCAACTTAAAATCCAATGCAGTATGAGTCGATAAGAGGGTTGTTCCCCGGAGCTTCGAAATTCCTGTACGACCGGCCAGAGCCCATAGAGCAGAGTTCCCCAGACAAATGATGAGATTAGGGTCGATGTTAACAATCTCAGCAGAAAGTCTGTCGAGTTCATGTTCAAACTCCTGACGGACGTATTTGGATTTAATTAGGGCGGGATATCCGGGGATAGCTTCGGCTTTAGGCCCGCAGAACCATTCGAGGTCATTGCGGGGTGGGTGTTGATTGAAGACATTGGTGCGTATGACTTCGGGGTGTAGTTGCCAAATGGCTTCGAGGCATTCGGAGTCTGACTTGGCGTAGTATTTGTGAAGGTAGTCTCGGTCAGAAAAGGTGAACTCGATTACTCCGGATTCGTTGAGCATCCGGAGAAATTCAGCGCCTGATGGGCCGACAAAGGAAGTATTAAGTCGGGCCTCGGCTTCACCACGGGCTTCGCCAACCAAAAGTATAGGCTTCATAATTTCCTCACATGGTTGGGACGGGAATCACTCCCCGCCCCAGTTGGCTTTTAGTCTGCCTTCAAAGTACGAGAGATTTCCGCATACACCGTCTGGCCATCATCGGAAGGACGATGCTTGACCAACGCACGAACTTCGGCGTTGACCACTTCGTCGTTGCGGGATCGACGGCTGGATTCTTCGGTAAGATCAAGGCCACAGTGCGCATGAAACTCGTCCAATCGATAGACAGCATCTTCGGTCAGATAGAAGGTCAGGCGAAGGGTCTTGTTGTCGAGCCCTCCCATTTCCTGCAAGTCGTCCCCATCCACGTCGTCTTCGGCGACGATTGGCTTTAGGGTGAACTGAACGAATGGGGTTCCTTTCTTGGAGGACTTGTCGTAGACCGGCGAGCCTTGAACGCGGCAAAGGTAGGTGCCGGTGGGGATGGGCTTCGGCCGATCAATCTCTGTGGGCGACTCGTCAAGAATGGATGCGAAGTTGGGCTTGTCGTTCATGGGTTTTCCTTTGAGGTTTATTTACGGACCAACGTGACAGACTTAGGTTTCTCTGCGGGCGTGTCACGAAGCGCTTCGAAGAGAGTCGCCAAACCAGTTTCGATAGGAAGGTCCTTGTCGACTTTATCTGGTCTGGGATTGGCAAGATCGATCATGGCATCTGACGCGGTTTGGATTGTACGTTTGCCAGATTTATTCTTGTAGCGGATGTAGGTTGGGAAGTATTGGGGAATCTTCGGAGAAAGCTTCTGGCCAATACCTTGCGGGAAGATTTTGGTGGTGCCATCGGGCAGGTCGATGTAACTGCCATGGGCGATAACGATTAGATTGGTGGCGAAGCCTCGGGAAGTGAGCATTGCGAGAACTTTTTCCACGTCGTCCTGGGCATTCCCATAAACGGCGCGTCCATCGTAATCTCCAGACTTTCCACGAGGGATAATACTTTCATGAAAGTCATAAGCGGCATCACACAGTCTGCTGAGAGAGTCCACGATAAGTATTCTGTCTGGCCCCCAGTCTGCGGGTCGACCATAGTCAACATCATCGTATTTCCAGTTGTCCAGAAGCTTAATAGCATTGATCCATGCTTTTGGTTTTCCATCGATTTGGCTCCCGCTGGCTCCGGCTTTGTAGGCATCACGAACGGTGACGAACTCGACGTTCTCGATCTTGTCAGGGCATTCTTCCATGATCTTGAACTTGAGAATGTCGAGTAGGTTGTCGAAGTCGAGGATGCGGAGTTTGTATCCAGCTTTGACGAGGGATACGAGCGATCCAGTTTTGCCGGATTTGGCATCACCGATCAGGAGGACTTTGGTGAACTGATTCGACTGGTGATTGGCTAGAGAGGGCATTAGCTTTCTCCATTTCTGCTATAAATTCCTTGTGGATTTCATTAAGGACTTCAACGATCGCTTTGCGTTCGGAGAAGCCTCGGGTGTCGTCGTCTTTTATGCGGAGTGCGAATTTCCAAAGAACCTGTGAACAGAAGTCAAGGCCAACTATGAAGCCTGCTCTGGCGCTGGCATTTGGAAATTCTATCGGCTTCTCAGGGGATTCCATCTTTCCTCCAAAGGCAGTTGTTCGAAGTCGGATTTGAGATAAATCTCGCGGACGGACGGGGACTTAGAACAAACCCCGCGGAATTTACAGCCGCCGAATTTGTCGCAGGCGGTGTCGTTCATTGGCCAGTAGTTGGCGATGGCATAGCGTTCGGCATTCCCCAAGTGCAGGTGAAGATCGGCTAGCCACTCGTCAAGTTGATCTGCGGTTCGAAAGGTGAAACCTGAGACAAACCTGTTTTCCTTCTCCAAGAGAATCTGCGCGGCGCGGACGATCACGCCTTTGATTGGGGCACCGAGGACCATCTGCCCGGCGAGGGTATAGAGGGTCATCTGGTTGTGGGGTTCGTACTGGTCAAAGTAGTATTGGGACGGAGTTGTAGTGGTGGTTTTGTGGTCCATCACAAAAAGCTGATCGTTGAAGGTGACGACGCGGTCAAGGTGGCCGGCTAGGAGATAGGGTTGGCCAGCGAGATTTTCTCTGGGAGATTTTTCACCGGGATAACGGCCGTGCTCATCTTCTGACCAAACTATTTGGTCAGCCTTCGGCCCCCAATCAAGCTCAAACCGGAAGCTCAATTCCACTGCGGGTTTTCCGTCGGATTTGATATAGGTTTCGGCAGGATCGTCCACGTAATGGTCAAGGTAATCCAGAACAAGTGAAACGACAGTCGTGCGGTTTTTATACTTTCCCGGTTTAACTGTCTCATCGACACTCCAATCATGCGTCCTTCGAACCAAGTCGGATATTGCATCGTGAACTGCGTCTTCATGGGAGATACCTGTGGCACGGGCGATATCATAGTCTTGCAAGGCTTGGTGGTACTCGATGCCAAAACGCAGGTGGATGGATTCACCGCGGCCGACATAACCATCGATCATTGTGTACTGATATAATCTCGGGCAAGTCTTAAGCAAACCAAGGCTTGTACTATCATAGGCATATTGTATGTTGGTTCCGGGGAGAAAGGGACTGGCGGAGCCGGTGGTTAGGAGGGATTCGTCTAGGGTTTGGTCGGACATGGCTTTAGAATCTCCTATTAACCTTAACCTCAGTCTTTGGCTTGGTCAGTTTCATCATCACTTGGGATATGTCAACTGACTGCGGCTTGGTTGGTTTCTCGCCTTTGGCCTTTCTGGCGCGGGAATGTCGATGATATTTGATTATATCGTCGATATCTTCGGAAGTCAAGTCTATTGCTGGCTTGGCGTTGATATCTTCAATCCGGCGCATTAGTTCGTCGAGGTCACTCATCATTCAGGCTCCCTTGCATCGTCGAGTTCGACGGATTTCTGAGCGATTAGGACTGTATCTGGTTTTGATCCGGCACAGATTTGCAGGCTGTCGTATTTGGAAACATTCTTGGTGCAATCATGAAACTTAAGTGTGAGAGCGTGAACGTTATTCGTCTCCACAACCACACCAAGTTCTTCGGTCAAGGCTTTGTCGAGGATTTCAATCAGGAGTTCGGGGCGCATTAGAGTTCCTCGATGGTTTGAATTTCTTCGGCTTGACCGAATGGGTCGACGTAGACCCACCACTCGCCGGTTTCCTCGGCGGCTTCCACAATCTTGATGCGGAATTTGTCGAATTCCGACTTGCCATAACGTGGATCGGTACGTTCATATTGACGCATGGCTTCGCGACGCTGGAGAACTCGGGCTTGGTTCATTCGAATGCGGAAGTAACTGGCGGCTTTTTTGTTGTCGAAGAGTACGCGGATACCCTTGGGCGCTTTCATGGCGCGCTCATAGGTATCGTAGCAGTCTTCATATGCTGCGATGGATTCAGAGAGGGCCAAGGTTAATGACTCCTTATATAAGTGAGTTGCTTTCTTGGGCGAGTGTCAATCACATAGTGGATGTTTTGTTCTTGCCCTCCGGGCCGAATGTCTTCACTGTTAAGATGATAGACATGATCGAATTCCAAGCCCTTGGCGCGGTGTCCGGACATGAAGCGGACGGTGCCGCCAGCGGATTCAAAGATGTGACGAGCATATGCAATGGCTTGATTGAGTGTACGTCCGTGTCTGGCGAATACGCGCATACACTCTGCTGTGTCCGATACAGTTTTGGAATCGAGACTTTCACGTTCTGCTTCCCAATGTTCTATGGCTTCAAAGGTCTGGGCCTGAGTCATTTCCTCAGAGCCGAGTTTGCCTAGAAGGCGGATGATACGAGCGCCGATATCAACTCCGGCGACGTCTACTTTGTGCCCGTTCTGCAACATTTCCATGGCAAGTGCGATCAGTGGGGCGTTGTATCGGCAGATGACGGTGGAATTATCAACTATAGAATCGACATTGCCTCTAGCGACAATACCTCCAATTTCAGCGGACTTAATGTCAGGTACATGCCAGTGGACATTATCAGTGATCTTTGATGGGCAGCGGAAACTAGTCGAGAGGGGAAGTACGGCCATATTGAATTGTTCCACAGCGTCTGGCATTGCTCTTGTGTCAGCACCGCGAAACTCATAGATGGCCTGAGCTTCATCGCCAACTCCAATCTGGCGAGAATGCTTGCAGAGTCTGGCGACCATCGCACGGTTGACAGGAGAAAGGTCTTGGTATTCATCGACAAGGACCACTGGGAACGAGGGGTAGGTTCCGCCGAACAAAGCTGGCATGTAGACTTGATCGGTGAAGTCGATCACTCCGTGGTAAGCTTGGGCGATCGACAGGTTTAGGATTTTGTCGATCAACGCAGGTGCATCAGGGAGCAATGTCTCGTCCAACAGGCGTTCGACTGCGCGGAAGTCACAAAGGGATTTGGATGCTCGCGCGTGGGTCGGCGGGATGTATCCGATATTACGAGCGATTGAAGTTGCAGCAAGCACAGAATCATACATACTCCAAAGATAAGCTCGTTCACCACGGGATGCTTCATCGACAAGACTCCGAAAGATTTCGACGATTTTCTTTTTGTTCAGGGTCAGGCGACGGTCTACTGCGGCTGCCCAGATTTTGTGGCCGAGGGAATTAAAGGTGCGGACGGTTGTTGCGGACCGCATGCGTTTCTCGGCTTCGGTGGCGATGGCTTTGTTGAAGCACATGAGCAGGTAGGGTTGGGCTTTCTCGGCGTAGTCAATCATTTCGAGCATTGTGGTTTTACCGCAACCGGCTCGGGCGCGGATCATTAGGTTGGCTTTGGTCGAGCGAACTGCGTCGAGGATGGTCTGTTGCTCGGGTGTTGGTGGGAACTCTGGCATTGGCTTTCCTAACGCGAGAATAGAATTACAAATGGGGCTTTGAGGATTACATAAACGCCAATAAGCCAAGGGCCGATAGCGATTGCCACCACAGCAATTAGCTCAGGTATCCTGCGAAGGTAGTCCCTGTCCAATCCCTCCAGATATTCGAGCAGGTTCTTTAAGAAGTTCTCCATTGGCTTTCCTTTCTGAAACAATTCCCAAACCGGGATCGTCGGGGAATACTCCGTTGAACTGAGGGTCGATGCAGGTATCGAACATGGATTGATCGGCAAAGGGCGGATCATTGAGATTAACAATACGAAAGATCAAAGTTCCCATTAAAGCCTCGAAGCCATAACAATCGTAAATAATATTATTCCAAGTCCCAACATAATGAGACAAACAAAGATTGTTCCGAGTATCAAGTCCATAGTTTCACTCCTAGATTATCCCCTGATTATACTAGATTGACTGGTGGAAGTCAAAAGGAAAGTTGATTGGGGAGGAAGTTTATTAATCTTCCTTTGTCTTGGATAGGGAGCGGAGGTCTTCGCTGATTTCGTTGCACAGCGCTTCGCCGTATTCCGCGTCGCCAATGGTCCCGCAGTCAGTCGTGAGCCACGCGACCTTCGCCTCCCCCGCCGCAAATTCCAGTGTGCGGCGGATGATAGTCTCGGCCTTGCCGCGTTCCATTGATTGAAAGCAGTCCCCGCCGGGGCAAAGGCAGGCATCGCCGCAGCAGATCGTCTGTTCGACAAACGCAACCAGCTTCTCCATAGCAGGAGCGGACGTGGAGGCGGTGTCGAGCTTGTTGATTTCGTCGGCCATATACTCGGCGCATGGCTCACACCGAACGGCGCGCTTGTCGCCTTCAAATTGTTGGCGGCAGTTGAAACAAAAGTTCATGTAATTGCCGGGCGCGTATCCATGAAACGGATACAGACGGCCCTCGATCTTCTTCACGTCAATCATTTGCGGCTCCTATTGAAACTTATTCTTTGCCATTTCGGTGATCTTCGCACGAATCATTAGAAGCATTTCATGGACGCCAAGCCAGCCTTTGGCCATAAGATTTTCCATCTGCGAACCTTCGGTGTTGTGCAGGTGGGAGATAACTGCGGCCTGATCAGCGGCTTCGTTTAGATGGTGGATAAGTTTGGCGAAGGCTTCGCCGCGGGTGACTTGGCCGCCGATGGTGGAGTATTTAGACATTCGCAGGTTCCTTTAGATACAGGTCAATTTCATAGCCCAAAGCATCGGCCCATTTTTCGAGGGAGGATATCTTTGGTTCATGAACGCCACGTTCCCAATCGGCGATGTTGCCATAGGAAGTTCCTAGGTCGCGGGCGAGTTCGACAAGGGTTATTTTCTTTTCGATGCGGATTTCACGCAAGAGTTTTACTAGAGGGGACATGAGTTAGAATCTCCTATCAACGATTACTTTCGGTCGCAGGTTTGCAAGGATTGAGTTAAGCTCGAAAGTGGTAACTTTTCGCAGGTTTGCATCGAGGGATTTACCTTTGCCGTCGCAAAAATCATCAATCGCCAGTTCTATCGCGCGCGACAAAGATTCGTGGTGGGTGCAAACGTAATCGGAATATCCGACTTGGCCTGACCAAAGAGTAAGTTCCCAACCGCGCGAGGATTGCGCGGCGTTACCGATGCGGTAGCCAAGGGAATTGGCATGGGCGATGGTAGCGGAGAGGTTCATAATTTTGGCCTTTGTATCGAATAAAGATAACGTTTCATCTGATTATTCCTTTCTTCCGCAAGATGCTTTCAGCAAGGCTATGTTGCGCGACGGTTCCAACGTAATCCTTGCGCTTAGGTGACGGGACTATCTGAGGTTCGCCAGCTACGTCCGCGTGTTTGCAAAGCAAAGCCAAGGCTTTGGAAAGCCCGGCTTCGGACAGACGAAAGGCGAGGATAACTGGGGGGACGTTTGGCTTAGTGGCAAGCTCAACGTAAACCGATCGACCGTCGGTCCACATTAGCAGGGCATTGGGAGGGGCTGCGGATGGTGCAAATGTAGCGGGCATGGGTTAGGCTTTCGATTTGGCGATAATAGCAGCGACTTCAACACCGTTTATGTCGAGGAAGTATTGCATTAAACGCATTGCCTCATCCATATGAATGGTGTTAGCTTTACCTTGGCCCAATACAAATGAGATAACTTGAATAGCAATGGCGAATATTACTTCGCTACTGTGTTGTTCGCAGATGATTTTAGCGATTTCACTATTTCGCATATCAGCCTCCATTAACATAAGATTGGGGATGGATCGCACCCATCCCAAGGTTTATGTTAACTTACGACAAAATACTGACGTGGACGGGTACCTTCGTAGCGAACAGCCCCAATTTTAATCAATTTGGATACTAGTGGTGAAGCTGTTGGTCCATGAAAGCCTGCTGATTCAAATTTAGGCTCCAAGTCTTTCAAACCTATTCCAGGATTGTCCCTGATAATATCAATCAGGGCTGATTCTCGCGGAGATAGATTTGTTTTGGATTTGTTATTGCGCTTGATTTTGAAGTCTTTTTCACAGGGGATTACGCTTAGTTCTGAGAACTCGCCATTAAGGGCTTCGAGGACAAGGCCGACGCGGTTTGTGGGAAGGACAAGAATGAGTTTTGAGTTGGTCATGGAACGACTCCGGGGATGGAGATTGAGGGCGGCTTATACCGCCCTCAAGGTTTATGTTAAAGGCTCACGTGGGGCTCAGGCTCGCCACCAGCGTCTACGAATGCCGCCCAAGAAACCCAAGACGGCTTCTGATAGTGAGACCAGCCCTTATATTCACCGTCGGGATAGTGGATGAAGAAGCCGGAGTAGGGATTGATCTTAGGCTCAGATTGAATCTGGGTCTCGGGACCATCCTTTGAGGTCGTAGTATCGATTACGGTCTCTGAAAGAGAAACCGTAGGGTTTAGATCACTCTGACCCTGCGGCTCTACAACAACCGGGTCGATGAAGCCAGAGAAATCCTTGTTAGGATCATACCAAAGAGCATCGGGAATCGGGGCCTTAGACAAATCAACCGGCTCCTGCTTCGGCGTCATGGCGTCAACAGTCGCCTTATGCTCTTCTCGGCGCGCTTGCTCCAATCGTTCAGCCACCCCGAGAAGCTTCTCAATTCCGCCAAACTTGTCCTCAAGTTCAAGGACTCGAAAGGATGCGTCATCGCGCTGCGTCGTAACCTCCGAGAGCTTGGCGGAAAGGTCGGACTTTTCGTTTCGGAGAAGCTCGATTTCAAACCGAAGCTGTTCGATGGTTCGATAGCACATGGCGTTATCTTCGCCAAGAGTTTTGATCTGTGCTTCAAGTTCGGGCTTGGCTTTGAAGGCTTCGACCATTTCGATGAAGGATTGGGTCATGTCGGACATTTTGGCTTTCTCCGTTTATAGTGGTCTTTGGCGCGCTCTGCGCTCTACCACGATCTAGGATGCAAAGGATAGGGCCTTGGTCCTATCCCGAGAGTTTGGCTAGGTGATCCTGACGTTATGGGTCATTGCTCGTCGCACCGATCCTGACCATCCTCGTCATTGCTCAAACTAGGGTCTTGGGGAAGATCAGCCGAAGCTTCTTCGTTCCCCTGCCCAAACCAGATTAGTGAGCCACCTGCTCCGGGGCCGACTTGGCCTTACGGGGCGCAGCCTTGCCAGCCTGCTTGGCGGAAAGCGTCGTCTTGCGCTCGGCCTTGGCCTTCTCGGCCTTGGCAACCAGCTTCGGCGACTCATGGACAAGATCGGCGATGTTGATCGCAGACTTGATTGCCTTGCGGCCTTCGATATTGGCGGTAGCCTGTTCGATGAACGAAGGATCGGCAGCGAGCAGTTCATTCGCAGCCTTGGTGATCTGAGACGCTTCCACATGGCTGATCTTCATGCCATTGGCGCGGATTTCGTTCTTCACCACTTCCTTCGCCAGACGACGGGCTTCCGTCATAACGACAGCGGGAACCTTGTTCCCGTTGGCGTCCTTGACACCGCCACGACCCTTGGAAATCTTGCCAGCCTTGAGGTTGGCGAGGTTTTCCTCAGCGATCTTTGCAGCGGCTTCCTGAGCCTCAGCCAGCTTCTCGCCTTCAAGGTCCTTGGTGAGGACCTTCGACATGCGAGCATTCATCAGGGCTTCAAGGCCCTTCTGAAGGACAAACTGGTAGGCTTCATCGGGGAGTTCGCTGGTGTCAACAGCGATCGTCCGATTGGCTTTGGTTACCTTGATATTCATGATGCCCATAATGGCTTCATCCTTGGGGTTGTGGAGGGACAATCTAACAGTGGTTTAGTAGGGTCACGGGAATCGCAGGATTCCTATCCATCCCTGTTCTATGTTGGCCTTCCGGGTCAGGCGAGATTGCCTGCATATGCAGAGGCTCTCTCCTCTGCATAGACTGGGAATCACGGAATGAAGCCGCAAATTACGATCTTGTCGTAATCTCGGCAATCAAGTGGCTTTTCTTCTGCCTCAAAATAAGGCAGTTTATCTAGTTCTTCGCAGAGTTGGTGTAAGGGATCGTCATCAGATAAATTGACTGTATTAATATATTTGCCTGAACATTGCAATGCAATTTCATTTAGGCTTTCTGGTATAAGATAGCCTTTAATGGAATCTTCAATCGTGTTCCATAAAACGAGAACTTTCATTGGCTTTTCTCCATCGTGGCAAGCATTATAGCACCGGCCGGCGGCGCTGTCAAGCGGAAAATTTCGGGCCGACGATTTTTTAGATATTGCTAGATTTGGGTAGATTAAACTTTAGGCTTAAACCTGACCACTCAATGACAGGGGACGCTACTCCCCTGCTTTTGAAGGGTTTAGGCTTTGCGCCAGCCTTTAGTTGCGTGGAGGTAGAACTTGGAGTTTTTGGCGCTGCCATCCGGCTGGATGGTTGGCGCAATCCCGACAGCTATGTAATGGCGACACCTAGCGCCGGGTTGGGTGATCTTGGAGAGGCGTTCGACTGCGATAAAGCCTGAGATTTTCATGGGAAGCCTCACGGACGCTGAAGATTGGTAAAATAGACGCGGCCATTTTCGGCGACAACGCGATCGGCTTTGTATCGGGCTTCGCTCATTCGGCCATTGGCGGTGGTTGCATCATCGCAGATACCGTTGGCGATATGGGACATAACCCTGTTGAATGTGAACGGATCAGAAGCATCCGCTTCGGCATAGGCCAAGGCTTGGTGAAGAGTGTCGTTGTATTGAGTGGCTTTCATGTCAGTCTCCTTACCATGCTGCTTCGGTTGCGTAGGCTTCGTGGGTTTCATCTTCAATTACGATGGTTGTTGGAACCCATTCTGCGATGGTGATTGGCCCTGACCAGAGAGTATAGGGCATGGCGTTGCCAAAGCGGTCTCTTGCGCAGTCGAAAGGATAGATATTGGCTGCGATTGTTAGTCCAGCCAAATCCTTGCGATTGCCAGCGTATAGCTTTTTGGCTACGCGGCTGGCATAGCCAGCGAATAGGAGCCGGCGTTTGCCACAGTAGTCGGCATAGACGTGGTAGATGGATTCATTCATCGGAACCTCCAAAGACAGAATCCTGACAGGCTTGGCACATGCCGGAGATATAGTATTCCTTGGCGGAGAGTTCATCGCGGAACATGAAATATCCCGAAGCTAATATTTGTGCATTGGCATCAGGATATTCCTCAGCGGTTGGATGAGTTGGCGGCTTGCCGCATGTTGGGCAGGAAGTTGTGCCGAATTTATTGGCGCCAGCTTCTTTGCCGTAGGGATAGGCGGTTGTGTCGAACGGGTCAGGGGATGGGATTGTTTTGGTCATGACTGCGCCTCCACGCTATTGCTGATCGCCAGATATTCCGCGACTGTGATTCGGGTTTTCCGCTTGATGCAGAAGGATACACGGAGTCGGCCGAGGGAAAGCCAGTAGATGCCACCGATTTTGCGGAAGGACATTATTCAGTCTCCTTGTAAGAGTTCTGTCCGTGGAAGTGTTCATACCACGCTTTTACAGGAAAGCCAGAAATACCTGCCAATGAACAGTAAAACGCAAAGCGTTCACAGTCACTGACATCCCGGATTAGTTCGACCATATGATCGTAACGATCGCCGAGATATTCCTTGATATCCTCTACAGCGTCAAACGCTTTGGCAGGGGATTTGGAGTAGTCGATTGTATAGTGCATGGCTTTGTCCTTGCTTGTAGCGCTGCGCTTACACTACTTACTCATCGCCTGATACAGATTTCGCTGCATCATGATGATCCGGCGCATAGGTTGGTAGTGCCACCAGCGCCGGGCCTGTTCGGAGTAGTATGCGGAGATATGAGCAACAGGCTGGCGATACATCACACCAACTCCCGAACAGCTTTGATATATTCAATCACTTCGCGATACTGGCGATTGATGCTGCCATCAAACGCACGGGCGACTGCGATAATCTCGCGGATGATTACGCTGTCTTTAATGCCGTATTGGTGACAGAGTTTGGTGATATCGGATTGGGACATTGGCTTTAACCCTATTCGCGCTGCGCTTTCAGCCAATCTGATCGCGGCCAGCAAATCCAGCATCGCACGGCTCGCGGCGGCTGTCAAGCGGCGGGCCAGCAAGCAATGAATTAGGGATACAGAATGATTCAATTGGCTTATTGGTAGCGCTGCGCTTACACCAACATTGGCGCTTATTCATAGAATATCTCGTCTATCTCAGCCTTACAAGCGTCGACAGTCTGTCCATGTCCGTGGCGATTGTCGTGGCTATCTTCGGCACCATCATAATCATCATGAACATATTCATAGTTAACAAAACAATGATTCGCAATGTATATCCTAAACCCGCGATACCATATCGGGTTGTCCCACGAAGTTCCGGGGATATGATCATTCATAGGTTTTATCTCCCAGTTCTAGAGTAGCGCTGCGCTTACAACCATATAATCAACCAACTATCCGCAGAACTATTTATCCCACGGTAATACGCAATCAAATGATATTCCTCAGTAATCCACACGCTGATATGCCGAATTGCCATGTCTATCTCCGCTTGGCTTTGCCGGTTAACCCATTCTTGATTATGTTCCTATTATACCATCGCCAGTTGGTGAAATCAACAACTAAATCCAACAAAATCAACAGGTTAACCCCAACCCATACAGCCCGGTTAGCGCCCCGGTTAACCCTAGGTTTCCCCTAGGTATCCTCTCCGATTGTCTAAGAACCGTCCAAACCCCTCTCCCCTGCCAAGGTCCATCCATCTATCCCTCCTATACTGTCAATATAATAATGAGAGAGAGAGAGAGAGAGAATTAGAGACAATAGGCTAGGAAGGTAGGTTTGGATGCAACCGTGGTTAGGTGCGTGGGGTTTGGGGCAGGTATAGGCAACCAGAAGGTCTACCTAGCGCCAACCTAGAGGCAACCGGGGGAGTGACCTAGAATTAGGCAATGATGAATAAATGAGCAAATGCGATTGCCTAAAATTTGGGCTTGCAAACCGCCAGCGGATCGGCTAGCTTTGGATCGTCGGCGGCGCAAGGCATTGGGCTTTGTGCGCCGCACAAGAGGACTATTGCTATGACCGTTCCTGCCAATGCTCGCATTCTCTCCGCTGTCGTTGCCACCGCGAAAGAGGCCATCAAGCCCGCGCCCGCGAAGGAGCTGGAATGGACGCAGCTTGACCCCGCTTCCCTCTCCCCCACCCTGCGCGCCGCCTATGACGCATACAAGGAAGCCGCTCGCCATGCCGAATCCCTGCGAAAGACTTTTGAGGCGTCCATGACCAACGCCATTGACCCTATGGATGGCGAAAAGGTCGTGTTCGGCTATCGCTTCGGCAAGCTATCCCTTGCGATCGCCCCGGCCGATCGCCCGCGCAAGCCTTCGGCCGCTGTCTCTCTTGCAGACTTCATCGGCAAGCGTTGACACAATCCCGCAATCCGTGTTAAACAATGGGCGGGGCGCAATCCTCGCCCTAGCACGGTCTATCTAGGAGACTTTGTCATGATCGTTCACAAGTCCAACCCGCTGGCGCGGATGATGATGCACATGCCACGTTGGTTCGGGCAGATTGAAACCGCCCGGATTGGCTTGTCACTGGATTATCGCCGCGTTTCGTTCCTGCCTTGGCGGTCTCGCGTGTCGCTCCCGTTCAACCGCTTTGTGGGGCGCGACCGTCGCCGCCCCGTCTAGCGCCCCGCGCCCAAGCCTGAATAACCACTGTCCCATTTCTACAACAAGCGGGCCACCCCCACCCGGGTGGCCCAAAATTTTGTCTCTCGGCCCGGCGCAGACTCCCCCAGAAACCGAAATTAATTTTTGAAACCTCATCTCCATATAAAAATATAAAATTTGAGTTTTTGGTTGGGGTTGACAATTCCTGTGAATCTGCTAGCATCAAAGGTATGAAATTGGAAGACTTTGCCGATATTTCCGAGGTTCTGGGTTGCGGGGTTTTCGCCCTTGCGTACCGCGGACAGATCGTGTTTGTTGGCAAGTCCACCCGCGGGATGCTGGCGAAGATCGCGAACTATCGTGCGAAGGACCTGCCCAGTTGGTTCCCGCGTGTGACCTTCGATCAAGTCTTCGTCCGCTACGTCCACCCGGATCGAATTGATTCGGTCTACGCCAAGCTCCTTGCAGAGCATCGCCCGAAACACAACCGAGACATTCTCCCGGCCCTGAGCCAGCCAATGGAACGTCGGATATGAAAGTGCAGCGCAACCCTAACTCCCCGGTGATTCGATCTGTTCGGCCGATGGTTCGCGCAGACCTCGAACTCCTGCGCCAGCCGTCAGCCCGGTCCCGCATCGCCAAGCTGCGCGATAGCCACCACATCATGGCGAGGCTTTTTGTTTCGGGCCTGACCAACGCCGAAGTTGCTGCTGAAACCGGCTATACCATTTCCCGTGTCTCGGTCCTCCGCGGTTCCCCGGCGATGGAAGAACTCGTTGCCAAGTACCGTGCCGACGACCACGATGAATGGCGCAAGCAACGTGATGCAACCTACGAATACATGCATCGCATCCGCGTGAAGGGCCTGCGCATCATCGAAGATGCTCTTGAAGACGAAGAGGTCAAACCAGAGTTCGCTCTAAAAGTCTTCGACTCAATGGCCGACCGCACTGAGTACCATCGCAAGTCCACCAAAGAAAATATCAACATCGACTTCGCAGCCCGCCTCGAAGTTGCCATCGCCAGATCGGTCCGTGTGATCGACGCCAATCGACTTGATGACTAAACCCAGATCGGTGGCCGGCTCTCCCTCGATCCACCGATGACCCCGGGTTACTCGTAAACGTGTTTTGGCTTTCGCGTTTGCTTGAGTTCCCGGGGTCTTTTTACAAAGGTGAACCATGAAGCGAATTGCATATCTCTGGTGGGTTCTTGCGATTGCCATCCTCGGCATTGGCGCCTATGTCAAATCAGCCTCAGCACAGAACGCAGGCTACATCGCCCCGTCCACTATGGCATCGGCCGCGATCAACATTTCCACTGCCACAACGACTAAAGTCATCACCGGTATCACCGGGCGATGGACCTACATCACATCTTTCAATGTGATCGCCGGTGGCTCGGGCAACTTCCAACTTGTCTATGGCACCGGCTCTACCTGCGGCACAGGCACTACCTCCCTCACCGGCGCCTACAACCTAACCGCCCAAGCCGGTCTTGTTGTTGGCTCTGGCATCGCCCCAGCCCTCGTAGTTCCCACAGGCAATGACGTCTGCGTCGTAACCTCTGCGGCTGTTCAAATGTCAGGGTCGATCGCCTATGCGCAGCCGTAAGCTTCTCGCCCTCCTTTTTTGCCTAATTACCTTCCCAGCCATTGCCGGGTATATGACGTTGCTTGGGGCTGGCGTTGGCTCCATTCAACCGGTCGCCAGCTGGGTCTCTACCACCGACCCAACATTCCCAAGCTCCAGCCTGACCTTCTCGCGCACATCGCTTGCGACGGTGTTCGACAGCACGGGCAAGCTGACGTATGCGCCGAATAACCTGCTGACGTACTCGAATACGTTCTCAAATGCAGCGTGGAGTAAGCCCGCAGCCACAGTGACGAACGCTAATGCGGTTGCGGACCCGTTTGGCGGGACAGCGGCTTCCACGGTCACAACGACCGCTGGCAACGGAGGAATATACCAAGCCTTTAGCGTTTCGGCCGCCACCAACTCTGTTGCTTCGATATGGGTGCGGCGTCGTACCGGCTCGGGCAACGTGCTGATGTACACGACAGACGGGGGGGCAAACTCCGTAATCGCCGTTGACGGGACTTGGAGGCAGTTTTTCCGATCCGGCCCAACCGCGTCTAATTTTGGCTACCTTCGCATCGAGTTGGCAATAAATGGCGACGCCGTTGACGTTTACGGCGGCACTCTTTCGTTCGTCACCTACGAAACCACGCCCCGCGCGCAAGATCAGGTCATCACGACCGCTGCGGCCTACTACGGCCCGAGGGTGGACTACGACCCGTCCACGCTGGCGGCCAAGGGGCTGCTGATCGAGGAAGCGCGGACGAACCTGCTGATGTACAGCGAGGCGTTTTCCAACGCTGCGTGGTCGAAGGACAGCGGAGCGATCACCGCGAGCGGGACGGCTCCGAGCGGTGTGACCGGTTCGCTTTTCACGCCGAGCGCTGGCAGCTCTACGCACCGCGTCATTCCGACTGCCGCCACGGTTACGACAGCAACGGCCTATACTGCGACCTATTACATCGCGCCCAACGGGTACTCGAAAGTCGCCCTTCGCGAGGGCGCGGCGACGGGGGCCTACGCGGCGTTCAATTTGTCGGGCGCAGGGAGCGTTCTCGACCAAGGGTCTGGCGGCGTCGGCTCGATCACCGCCCTCGCGAACGGCTACTACCGCATCCAGATGGTGTCCACGTCGAGCGGAACGTCTTTCCGTCCGGATTTGTGGGTGCTTGACCCGACCTACACGTCCGGCTCTGTTACCGGGGCTTGGAGCGCCAACGGCACATCGGGAATCTATCTTTTTGGCGCGCAACTCGAAGTCGGCTCCTTCGCCACGTCCTACATTCCGACCGGCGCATCCTCCGTCACTCGCGCTGCTGACGTTGTGCAATTCACCGGGGCTGCGCTGACGGCGTTGCAGGGGAGTGCGGGGAGTGTGATTGTTCAGAGCATTTCTGAGGCATCGTCTAGCCCAACAGCAATCACTAATGTTATCAAAGGCACCAATTCAATTCTCTATCGCGACACCACAGGCAAAACCGGTACGACTAATGGAACGACAGCTCTTCTAACCGCAGCTGCGCCAACATGGAGTAGTGCTATTCGCAATGGTCTTGCATGGTCTGCTTCTGGCCGTTCGCTTGGCTATACTAGCAGTGCTATTGCTACTGACGCCAATACTGTCAGCAATGGTGGAACGCTCTATCTTGGTTCTTCCGCAGGCTCTGCTGTTGAGAGTGGTTGGTATCAATCCCTTGGTATTTGGAATCAGCGTCTACCCGACGCAACGCTTTCAACAAAACTAACTGTCGGTGGCCCTTACGCAGCCAACGACAACGCCAATCCCTTCGCGCCCAAGTTCGCCGCCAACGACAATCTCCCCGTGCATTGGAGGATCGCGCTGTGATCCGTCGCCTCGCTCTCGCACTTGCCCTCTACGCTGCCGCTGCGCTTCCTGCATCGGCCTTTGAGGTCATAGCCAACGCCTCAT